CAGTTCCTAAACGAACAGGAGCTTTAAGTAAAGAAAAACTACACTTGTCATCATCCCAAGTACCTACTTCAAATAGCGTATAATCTCCAGGATGCTTAGCAAGAGTAGACTGCGGATTATTCACCGCATCGGAAAACTGCCGAAGCATATCACCCTTATTTCGAGCATAAATAGGCGGTAGCCAAGTTGAAATACCAGAATCATAAATAGAATAAACAGAATATAACATAATTTCACCTTCAATATCCAAATTAACGAAATAAAAATTAAGCTCTGATTCAACCATTTGAATCAAAGCACTTCTATGACTTTCGTCATAAAAATCAACCATAAGATCTCTCCAATCTGCGAACTAACAAACGAGTACGAGCCTCTAAACACTTCAAACGCGTAGCCAATCGCTTAAACGTAGTATTCCCTTCTAAATCCTCACCTAAAGCACGACGAGCCTCTTTGGCTTCTAAAAATCCAACAGGATCAACACGTTCACGCAAAACATCATAATACCGAGGCGGTTTACACTTAACGCCTCTAGAAACAACATTATCATGAGGAAATAAATCAGTCTTAGCATACTTATCAAACCAAGTCTTGCCTATACCAGGCTTCAACGACATACCAGCAAATTCAGGAGCTCTACCTTGATAATGAGCATCCGCATCAACACCAGTAATCTTCTTAGTACAATAACGAGCAACATAAGCAGCAGTATCAAAACTAAAATCACATACAGTAGAATGACCATAAGGCCATAATTCATTTAAAACATCAGAACTATAATACCAAAAATCATTAACCTTCTTAAACTTCTTACGATCACTAAAATCAAAATTAAACAAACACAAATGATAATGAGGACGACCTAAATTCTCACCATACTCACCACAATAAAAAACCCGGATCCTCCGATCCTGAAACCTAAAACGCAAACGCTTCAAAAAATCTTGAACATGCTTACGACAAAGAGAGCCATCCTTCGGCAAATGCTCAGGAGAAAAAGTCAAAGTAACAAAACAATTATCATCATAACACTTAGACTCATGAACACAACGAACAGCCCACTGACGAGACTTCTCCAAACGACAACCCATACATCGACCACAAGGCAAAGATAAATTAGAATCACCTACAGGCTTACGCCCATTAACAAAAGCACGTGCATTAGCACTAGAAAACATCAAATCTTTCTTACCATCCGGACGAACAGAAAAAACAGCTTGCAAGGGAAAATAACAAGGCATATAATCGAAGACCTCTTAACACACCAGTTAGGACTCTTAACACAAAGAAGGCCTCAATTAGCAGTTGAGGCCTTCACATTTAAAGCCGAAATCCACCACGCATAGGTTCACTATGAACATTCATTGGATGAATCCACTGAGCTACACCCGAAAACATCTTCTGGGAATGCCTTCTTCCCATCCGATGACCTTTTCGACGATGACCGTACATACAACACCTCATTAAAAATATCTCCAAACAAATCCAATTGCACCATATCGACCGGCTTCTTACGCACCCGACGCCGACACAGCTTACAACCGTAGGCCTTTTTAAAAAGTCCCATAAAACACACAGATCCTGAACACAGTATCTGTCACCTAGCACATTTACATCAAGTATATAGTATGTGCTAGGCTAAATACCTACCCCTTAACCGGCGGGGTAGAACTGGCCGCTTCCGCGACCCTTTCCGGTTCTTGAGCCAAAGGCTTAGCAAGACCCAAAGCTCTCATCTCGTCCAAATTGGACGGATTCAGAGCAAAATCCAAAAACTCGGCGGGATCATTATTAAACCGCCGACGAAGTAACGCTGGCAAAGCCATAAAACGCTCATTAGCCGCATTAACAGCGTCTCTAGCAGTCCTAAAATCTGGAACTGCTGAAACATCTTCAAATCGAAGATTCTGAGCAAAACCATAAGCACTCTCTAAAGCACGCTTCCCTTCGGGAGTACGACCAAAACGCTTCAACAACAAACCTAAATCACAATCCTGCTTAAACTCTTGACGAGTCAAAGAAGGCTTATTAAAAAACTTCTGAACGCGAGGACGATCAAAAGAACCAAAAACACTCGGCCCTTTAAGGCCTTCATCTACAAAACTCATAAAAACTCCTACTTAACCATCAATCTTAACAAACCGCCTAGAGAACTAGTCGGACCTGAAAGCAATTGAATTGCTTTCAACATCTTTCCCATCTTCGAAGCATAAATACTGGACTCAACCTGCTTCTCCACAAGCTCAGCCTGAGCAATCTTAGTCAAAGCTTCGGTTTGAGCAACCTGCGCTCTAACACCACGGGCCTGTAACGCACTTGAAACACCCGCAGCAAGCTCATTTCTAGCCTCATACGTCGATCCGGACGCACTGGCCCCTGTGGGGGTAGAGGCCCCCCCTTGCTGAAAGGCTAAAAGGGGGTTTAAACCAGCTTTCTGCATATCTGCCACAGCACGCTGATAAGAAGTATTCGACATACGTTCTTGAAAAGCCATCTGCTCTCTAGAAGAAGCTTGCTGAAAACCCATCTGCTCACGAGCCATAGCTTTATTAGCACGATTCGCCTCACGAGCGCCAAAATATCCCAAGGCGCCTCCAACAGCGCCTTGCATAGCATCACCAATAACACTAAACATAAACTACCTCCTAAAAATGATCGATCAATCCAGGAACAGCAAATACAGGCATTGGTCTAGCACAATGATAAGAAAAAACAGAATCAAATAAAAAATCATAAGTAGTAGAAACTGCCTTAATACGAGTCATAGGAGCCTCTTCTACAATAAATTCATCATTCAAAACAGGGAGTGAAGCAAAGTCTTGAGCAAGATGCCAAGAATCCAGAGTCCCGGTAGCATTAGAACGAAACAAACCTGTAATAAGAGAAGGCTTATAACGATACTCTGCGTGTCGTTCTTGATATCCAAAAACATCCGTATCTGCTGAAGTACCTTGCGCATAAATCTCCTGATTTAAAACAGCTTGTTCACCTAAATGAGAAAAAACGGGCCAATAATAATCAGTAAAAACTTGACGGGACCACATTCTCTCCAAACCAGATTGATAATTCAAATCTGCACGAACCGAAACTAAACCAACAATAACACCATGCTCAGTAGCACTATAAGTAAAACCATGAGCCTCCGGAGCACAAACACCATAAGCACCTAATTGAGCTAAAGCATTAGAACCCGACGTAGGAGCAGTTTGAGCAACTGCATTAATCATAATAGGCGTAGAACCACCGCCAATATACTCGGGACGCTGTAAACGCATATCCGGAGAAATAACATCAAAATGAGACTTAATAACCTCTGTATAACGAGTACCACCACGAGCTTGCTTTTCATAAAACTTCTGAGTCTGAAAAGCTAAACGCAAATCATTAATAGTAGACGCCGTAGCATCTGTTAAATCAACCGAAAGACCTGTCTGAGTATCACTAGTAGAAAATCTAAAATTAGAAGCAGCAGCCGCATAACCTGATAAATAAACATTATCTGCACCACCAGAACCTACACCTAAAGCTCTCTCTGTAGCATTAGCAGCAGTATGAGCATAAACATTAGCGCCATTACCAAAAATAGGAGCAGTAGTCCCTAAAGGCAAAGAAACATCTGGGCCCTTCTGAGGAAAAGGCAAACAAGAAGTAAAATAATCATAACGCTTACCACGCTGTAACAAAACATAATCCGTATTAGCATCTGGGCCATCATCTAAATCAACAACAACTTCATCTTGCAAATCCTGCGATCTAAACCACTCATTCCAAATCAAATTATAAGCTCTAAAATGAAACGCATTAGGGGTCAAATTAGTAACCTTAGTAGGAATACCAAAATAATCAGCTAAAGAACCTTCCGCATATCCAGAAACAACCGGGCCAGTCTGTTGAGGAATAGTATACTCCGTAGTATCAGTAGGTCCAGTAGAAACCTGACAAAAATTCTCCCAATTATTCCAAACTAATCTATTAGGAACAAAAAAGAAAAAAGTCTCAAGATACATATTATCCATAATTGGAAACAACATTGTAGAAACACGAGCAAACGCATGCATCTTTAAAGAAAAAGTATCACCGGGCAACATCTCATCCGCTAAAATAGGCACAAGATATCCCTCATTAAACGTAGTCTTAACACCAAACGTACGATTAAAACTAGATCGCGGAATACCCGCCTGTGGAGCACGAGAAAACGTATGTTGCGATCTACTCGAAACACTAGGTACAGAACCTCTTAACATAATAATCCTCAAAGTTAAAAATTAATGCTCTTGAGGGGGGGTGAACCTATCACCGGATCCCATCTCGCAAGCTAAACTCTAATCACTTGCCAACCGATCGTGACTGGGAAAC